CGGCAACACCGTCAGCAACACCCCCGAGGTGCTGAGCGGCGAGGCGGGCAAGAGCGGGGAGACGGCGCAGGGCATCAGCGCGCGCATCGAGCAGGCGACGAAGATGCTCTCGGTCCCGACCCAGAAGTACGCCGACTTCGTGACGCAGGTGCTCATCAACAACGCGCTGCTGAACGCCATCTTCCTCGAAGACGTCGAGTGGTTCAGCGTGAACAACCACGACCCCGCCGTCGGGCCCCTGGGGCGGCAGATGTTCTCGGTCGGGCGCGAGATGTACGACCGCCCCTACGACGTCGAGATCAGCGCGGACCTGAAGTTCACGAGCACGGCCCAGCGCATCAGCGAGGCAGACGCGCTCGTGCAGATGCCGAACGCGGTGCCCGAGCTCGCGCAGAACTTCGCGCTCAAGCACGCCGTCATCAGCAAGAGCCTCGAGGTGCGCAACCGCTACGACCTCATCGGCCTACTCGGGCAGGCGCCGCCGCCCCCGCAGATGTTCGGCATCCCGACGAGCCCGCCCATGCCCCCACCGGGGATGGCGCCGCCGGGCGCGCCGCCGCCTCCCGGTGGGCCTCCGCCTGGCGCTCCACCGGGGCCGCCGCCCGCCAACCAGCAACAGCAAGGAGCCGCATGAACACCCAGATGATCGGAATCCAACCGGGGACCATCCAGCGAACAGCGACACTCAACGTCGAGGCGTTCGAAAGTGGATACGTCGTGTCGACGAGCGAGTCGCACGCCGACGGTTCCTACACGTCACGCAGGGACATCGTCACGAACCTCGACGCCCTGACCAACTTCGTGCGCGGCTGGTCGGCTCGCTACCATGCGAGCCCCCTGCCGTCTGAAACATGACGGGGTGCGTGACCTCGATCTGCTCGAGCAGTACCTCGTTCGCCTGCGGCAAGAGATGCTGCAGGCGAGCCACCGCACGCTCATCGGCGACTTCAACGACGTCACCATGCGCGAAGCCCGATCCATCGCGCTGCAGGCCGAGCTCGTCGACCGCATCCGCGGCGCCGTGAAGGAACTCGCGCAGGACGCCGGCGAGTTCATCAAGAGGAACCTCACATGACCCAGTCAGCCCGACCCATCTACTCATTCCCCGAGCCCGAGAAGACCAGCGCCTGGAAGTCCGAGGAGCGCGGCGAGGCGCGCGTTGAGCTGCGCGACACCGAGTATGAGGCGGCGCTCCGCCGCACCGAGCTCATCAAGCAGCACATGAGTCCACCGGGCGCGCTCGGGCTGCCGCCTGCCCTCGAGGCGCGCCGGCTCAAGCACGGCATCACGGACGCCTTCTTCAAGGTGCAGGCGAGCTTCGACCGGGTCTTCGTGTTTCCCATCGACGCCGAGGATGGCGAGCAGGGAGAGAAGACGACGGGCGGCATCTGGAAGCCGAACATGACGAAGCTCCGCGACCTGCAGGAGGGCAACCGCGGCGTGCTCATCAGCGCGGGGCTCACGGCCGCCGACCGTCTGATGAGCCACGGCTACGAGATTGGCGACGTCGTCATCACGAACAAGAACGTCCCGTTCGCTCGGCGCTGCGAGGCCATCTCGAATCACGTGCTGCACTACCTCGTGATGCGCGACGGCGACCTTGCCGGTAGCGAGACGCTGATGGAGCGGATTCGCGCCGGCATCTGTCGCGTTGTCGACGCTGGCGGCCCCGAGGGCTACCAGCACCAGATCGCCTGGAACGTCGACGGCGAATGGGTCGTGCGCAAGAAGCAGAGCGTCTACATCAACGACACCTGGTGAACCATGTCTGACTACATGCAAGGCGACCCCGACAAGAACTCCACCGTCGTCCCGTTCTCCGATGACGAGACGGTGCGCGACGACCAGCTCATCCTCGACGACGACAAGCCGACCGACAGCTTCGAGGAGCGCAAGACGCGCAAGGAGAAGCGGCAGGCGCGGCTGCAGGGCATCATCCAGCAGGGCAAGAAGAACGCCGAGGAGCTCGAGGCGGAGCGCAAGGCGAACCTCGAGCTGCGCGAGCGGCTCGCCCGTCTCGAAGGCGTCGTCGTCGCCAGCCAGAACCGCCCGCCGCCGGCGCCCGCCGACGGCAAGGACGAGTTCGAGCGCGAGCTCGACGACATCTACCAGAAGCAGCAGAACGCCTACACGGCAGCGCAGGCCGAAGTGCAGGCGGGCAAGTTCACCCCCGAGCGGCAGCGCTACTACGAGGGCATCGCGCGCGACATCGAGGCTCGGAAGACCGAGGTGCACACGCGCCGCGTGCTTGCGCAGACGGAGGGCGCGCGCCAGCAGAACCAGGCCCAGCAGGTCTGGGTGCAGAAGTACCCGGAGGTCTACCGGCACCCGAACGCCTTCCCGTACGCGCAGGCCAAGGCCCAGCAGCGCCTGGCGCTCGGCGAGCAGATCACGCCGCAGGTCGTCGACGAGATCATGACGGAGACGATGACGACGTTCAAGCTCGGGACTAAGCCCGCGCCGACGCAGAACGACCGAGCGAAGCTCAGTGGCATGCCGGCGAGCGGTGGCGGCGGCGGGCGTGGCGACGGTGGAGGTATCACGCTCACCCCCGCGCTCAAGCAGATGGCGCTCGCCGCCTACGACCACTTGCCGGAGGCGGAGGCCATCAAGGCGTGGACGAACAAGACGGGCAAGCGCCTGCGCGAGAAGAAGGTCGTTTGAGGGTTGACAACGCGCGCGCTCACCATCAGGGTAGCGACGTGCATTGACAGTCAGCGCGACAGCGCACCGATGCTTCAGCAGGGCCCCGCGGGCCCGCTCACAGATTTTGCGCGAGTAGCTCAGTCGATCAGAGCACCCGGAGTAATGACCTGGGAGGTCGCTGGTTTGAGTCCAGCCTTGCGCGCCAATTTAGTCGCGGTAGCTCAGAGAAAGAGCGCCCTCGTCCCGCAAGGGACCCCGGGAGGTCGTAGGTTTAAGTCCTACCCGCGGCACCAATCTACCGAGGCGCAGCGATGAAGCGCCTCTACGTCGTCGTCCGCAACGACATCGCGCGCGGCCTGCAGATCGCGCAGGCTTGTCACGCGACACGCGAGTTCACGCTCCGTCATCCGCACGAAGACGTCGGCGAGAACCTCGTGGTGCTCGGCGCGAGCCACGCCGAGCTCGAGCGACTCGTCGCCGCAGCAGAGGGGGCGCACGCCGTGACGCCGTTCTTCGAACCCGACCTCGGGGGGCAGATGACGGCGGCGGCGTTCAGCGGCAACGCGCGGAAGTTGCTCAGCAGTTTCCCTCTCGCGCTGCGCCCCCAGCGCGACGTCGAGTTCCTGACACTTGACTGACATTGCGGAGTCTGCTTCCCTGTAGCGCGACATCACCCGGCGGCTCGTCTCCCACGATGCGCACGTCTGAACCCAGTGGGCTTCAGGCGGAGCAGTGGCGGAACAGACGGAGCAGGCGCAGGGCAAGAGCAAGGGGATGCGGCGTGAGGACCCTCCGCCGCGGCCAGTCGAGCAGGTCGCCAACCGCGGCTTTCTCGAAGGCGCCGATCCGGACAAGCACTTCGTCTGGGTGAGCGAGGTCAACGACCCGACGCTCAACGTCGGCTCGTACTTGAGCCAGGGCTACAAGATCTCGCAGTTCGACCCGAACGAGGCGAAGCCGACGGTCGGCTACAACGAATACAAGCAGGGGGATCCCATCAAGGCGATGGGGATGGTGCTGATGGAGATTCCCGTCGCTCGCAAGCGCGAGCTCGACGAGGTGGGCTGGAAGCGCGCCGACGCGATCCAAGAGACCATCCGCCAGCGCGACATCGACCCGCTCTCGAGCGACGAGGCGGCGCGGTTCAAGGGCATCAAGAGCGTGCGCACCGATACCGACGATCGGCGCAAGTGGCAGTTCTGACGAGGAACTAGATGGCGAATACACATCGATACGGCTTCCGGTTCATGAAGAACCGCTGGGGCGGCGACGTCCCCGAGATCGTGACGCGCAAGATCGCATCGGCGTACTCGCCGAACGTGACGGGCGCGACCACGGCGAACCTCAACATCGGCGACCCCGTCTATCTGGACGACTCGGGCAACGCCAACCTGCTCGCACCGGGCACCACGACCACCGCGGACAACCAGGTGACCCAGCGCTGCTTCGGCGTCATCGCGGGTTTCCCGCAGGTGCTCATCAACGGCGCCGTCCGCCCGAACGCCTTCTACCCGGCGGGCACGGTCTACGGCTCGAACTACAACAACCGGACGCTGGTGCAGATCATCCCAGCCGAGGGCTGCGTGTTCGAGATCGACACCGACGCCGCGGGCAGCTCGTCGCAGGACACGCGCAGCGAGTTCGAGAGCCTGGTCGGCGGCTGCGCCGCCGTCGTGTACTCGCAGATCAACACGACGACTTCGAACCCGAAGGCGAACCCGATGCTCGACGTGAGCGACATCACGCAAGCGGTCGCCGACTTCCGGCAGCTGCGCATCGTCGGCGTCGGCTCGCTCAGCGAGGCCATCGACTTCACCGCGCAGTACGTGCCTCTGCAGGTCGTCTTCAACCTCGTCCAGCAGTCGCCATGGCGACTGACTGCTGGCTTCGATGGGTCGTGAGGTGAGCCATGAGTGAGATTTTTACCAGCACCGCGGCCCTCGCGCTCAAAGACACGCTCGAGGACATCGACACCGACGAGCACGGCTCGGAGGGCAGTAAGGCCGTCTTCACGAAGTGGATGACCGTCAAGAACATGACGGACAACTACATCGAATACTACGAGATCGCCGGCGGCGGCCTCGCAGGCGAGAAGCCCGAAGGCGAGAGCATCCCGGTCGGCACCATCATCGAGGGCCCGCTCACCCGCTTCAATGCGCGCACCTACGGCCAGCGCATGATCGTGAGCGAGGAAGCTCTCGAAGACATGAAGTACGACAAGGTCATCCAGGCCGCGAAGCGCAACAACCGCTCGCTCTGGAAGCTCGTCGACTTCGACGCAACGCTCATCCTGGTGCGCGCCACGAACGCGAGCTTCGTCGGCGGCGACGGGAAGCCGCTCGCGAGCACGAGCCACGTGCTGCCGGGCGGCGGCACCTACTCGAACATGTTCCCCGAGGCGCAGTTCTCGCCGAGCAAGGCGGCGCTCGTCATCGCCCGCGCGCAGCTCATGCAGCAGGTCGGGCACGACGGGCTCATCGACGGCGTCGAAGCGAAGAAGGCCGTGTTCCCGGTGCAGCAGTGGGGCATCTGGCGAGAGATCCTCGGCAGCTCCTACGACCCGACGCCGGGCGCGTTCAACGCGATCAACGTCGTCAACCGCGACATGGATCTGACGCCGGTTCCGGTGAAATACTGGAACACGACCACGACCAACTGGGGCCTCATCACCGATGCCGACCTCGGCATCATGTGGTTCTGGCGGCGCAAGCCCAAGAGCAACACCTGGGTGACCGAGGACAAGACGATGATGAACTACGGCATCACCGCGCGGTGGAGCCGAGGCTGGGTGAACCCGCGCGGGTTCTTCTTCTCGAACGCCTGAGAGTCCAATGACCAAGAAGATCAAGACCTCGGCGCCCATGCCGCCCGTGAAGGGCAGCAAGGGCGGCAAGGGTACGAAGAAGGGCAAGGGCTGCTGATGTCGCTACTCGCAAACGCCTATGGCAACTTCCTCAGCTCGGCTCTGCCCTACTACCAGAGCATGCCGGGCATCATCACGCCCTACGGCACGCTGCTCAAGCCGGGTGGGCGCATCGCCGCCTATGTGCGCTCGACGGGCGCGCAGGACGGCGAGGACCATTTCGCGTCAAGCGGGATGCTCGTGTCGACCCTGAATGCGGGCCTCGCGCGATGTCGCTCCGGCATGGGCGACATCGTCTACGTGCTACCGGGGCACACCGAGAGCATCACGGGCGCCGACTTCATGAGCAGCCTGGTCGCCGGCACGCAGATCGTGAGCGCCGGCATCCCGGGCTGCAGCAACAACCCGACGTTCACTTGGACGGCGACGACGAGCACCTTCCTCATCGACGTCGCCAACGTGTCGATTCTCGGCTGCAACTTCAACTGGGCAGGCATCGACAACGTCGCGGCGCCCATGACGGTGAGCGCCGCCGGGTTCGTTTTCATGAACAACCACGTGACCCTGCAGAGCGCGGCCGCGAGCGCTGGCTGCGTGCAGGGACTGGCTCTCGCCGCTGGCGCGAGCCAGTGCAAGATCGTCGGCAACAAGTTCCTCTCCGACGACACGGGAGAGCCGCAGAGCGGCGGCGGCCCGATCGCCATCGGCACCACAGCGAGCGACGGCCTCAAGGACGTGGACGTGATCGCCAACTACATCTCGGCCGCGTGCGCCGGCGACTCGATCGGCACGATCGACATGATCACGACGATCACGGATCTGAAGATCATCGGCAACTACATCCTGCAGCTCGCGGCCGACGCCAACACCGGTATCCGCATCGATGACGTGGTGAGCAACGGCATCATCGCGCACAACCGCATCAAGCTCGCCGAGGCCAACACGTTGGCCACGACGGGCGTCATCATCGCGGGCACCACGAACAACACCTTCGGTCTGTTCGACAACCTGGTCCTCGACGACGTCGAGAACGCCTCGGGCGCTCTCTCTCCGGCAGTCGGGACCTGACGGAGATGGATGAGCCGCAGCGTTCCGCGCAACATCGACAGGAAGGGCGAGCACCTATCGCGATGCGATGTGTGCGGCGTGCCTTACCTGCGCAGCGCGCTGCGGCGCGGCCGTGACGGCCTGCTCCGGTGTGAGAACGACCAGCCCGGGCGTGACGAACTCACGCTCGCCGAGCTGACCGCGAACCGCGCGGCAGCGCTCAGCCAGCGCGTCGGGATGACGGCGCCTGCCGACGGCGCCGTCCCCGACGTCGACAGCGACGGGCGGCCGTCGTCGAGTTCCTCCTACACGGGCCCTGCGCGCCGGCTGACGGCCGAGGACGTCTACAACGGCGACGTGCCGACGGGGTTCTGATGACCATCGCATCGGCCCCGTCCGCGCTCGTGAGCATCAACCAGCTCATCCTGCTCGCGCTCAAGCGCGCCGGGGTGTTGCCCATCGAGGCGCGCCTGTCGAGCGCCAACATGGCGCCGAAGCTCGAGCACGGCCGGGCCACCTTGAACCTCATCATGGACGCGCTCGCGACCGAGGGCTTCGTCGCGCGCACGACGGGCTTCCACGACCTGCAGCTCGTCGCCGGCGAGCCCTACTACACGCTGCCCGAAGACGTGCTCGACGTGCACGACGACGCGATGTTCGTGCCGAGCGACAACCCCGACACGAAGCACACGACGGGCGAGCTGGTCTGCAAGCAGATTGACCTCTTCAAGTGGAGCACGCTCACCGTCAAGGGAAGCATCTCGACGCGCCCGCAGCTCTACGTCACCTTCCGCCACGGGGCTCTGGTGAACCTGCGCTTCTGGCCCGTGCCGAGCGAGGCGGGGGTGATGCGCCTGAACGTCACGCGCCTGTTCGGGTCGAGCTCGGACGGGACGAAGAGCCCCGACCTCGAGCGCTTCTGGTACGACTGCCTCGTCTGGCAGCTCGCCTATTACATCGCGGTCGACACCTCGATGCCCGCCGAGCGCGTGTCGCTCCTCGCCGGCATCGCCGAGACGAAGAAGAAGGCCTGCGTCAACTTCTCCTTCGAGCACACGAGCGGCCCCCAGGCGGTCGTCGACTACCCGACGCAGTGGAGCGCGTGAGATGTGGCGCGCTTTGGAACCGACCGCTGCGGTAGCTGCCTGCGGAACAGGGGGCTCGTAGCATGCCCACTGCCCCCATCCCCTTCGGCCCAACGCTGGAGACCAGCGGCGAGCCGATCAGCGGCGCGAGCAGCGAGGCCTTCAACGTCATCCTCGACGCTCGAGGTGTCCTCCGAAAGCGCCCCGGCCTCGTCGCCTACACGGGTGTCGCTCCCGCTACTGCCGTCGACAGCAGCGGGGTGCTCGGGTTGTACCTCACGGAAGCGAAGGTAGCTCACACGAGCGGCAGCGCCACCGTCAGCGGGACGCACGCAGGAGTGCTTTACGCCGTCGGCGCAACTGTAAACGCATCCGGAGGCGGGCACAACGCAGGGCGGAACGTCTACCGCGTTGCTGGCGGTACGGCCACGCTCGTTGGCACCGGAGTATCGAACGAGGATCGTCTGGCGACTCCGGCTGCAATCGCCACCACGCGGTTTCCGCGGCCCGTGTTCGCCGAGACGGAAGCATTGCTCGTCATCGCAGGCGGCGCGGAGGTTGGCAAGATCGACATCCGCCCAGAGACCTTCTCGGCGCCGAACTTCACGACGAACGCCGACTACCACGAGATGAGCTTCCTCGGCGGCTGCCCGCCGCTGGCGAGCCACGTGCTCGGCAACAGCAGCCGCATCCTCGCCAACGACACGCAACTCGACCAGACGAAGCTGCGCTACTCCGACATCACCCAGGGCATCGTCGACTTCTCGGGGCACGAGACGTGGAGCCCGTCGCCGGGCAGCGCCGGCTTCTTCACGGCGGAGGCGCGGCCCGACTCGATCGTCGCCTGCGCCGAGAACACGAACGACATCTTCGTCTTCGGTCGCACGAGCCTGCAGCTCTTCTCCCCCGACACCTCCGTCACCTTCGCGCCCAGCATCACGAAGGAGATCGGGTGCCTCGCGCCCTACAGCCCGGTAAAGGTCGACGACCGCTACGTGTGGCTCGACCACATGACCCGCATCGTCATCAGCGACGGGCGCGAATGGGAGGACGTCGGCAAGCCCATCCAGGCGACGCTCGACGCGCTCGACTACCCGCACGAGTGCTACGGCTACCGCTTCAGCGAGAGCTTCGCCGACTGCGTCGTCTTCCGCTTCGAGACGGACGCCGAGACGCTGGTGCTGCAGCCCGGCATCGGCTGGTGCCGCTGGGCGCAGCACACGGCCGCCACCGACACGTTCACGATGTTCCCGGTGCTGAGCCACCTCGTGCGCCAGGACGGTGGCCTCAACGTGGTGGGCCTGTCCGACGGCACCATCCGGCTGCTCACGCTCGACGCCGAGACCGACCTCGGCAGCGCCATCGTCGCCTACTGCCGCACGGGCTTTCTCGATCGCGAGAGCAACAACAAGAAGCGCACGACGGCCGTGCACCTCGCCTTCAAGCGCGAGCCCGCGCTCAGCCGCGACGTCGTCTGTTACCTCGAGTGGCGCGACGAGCTGTCCGACGAGTGGACCGTCGTCGACATCGAGCTCAGCGCCGACGACGGCAACCTCGACCCGGTCGTCACGCTCTACTCGCTCGGCGTCTACCGCCGGCGGCAGTGGCGTTTCCGTTTCCCCGAGAGCTCGGGGCTCTTCCTCGTCGGCGCGACGGAGACGTTCGACGACCTCGGTAGCTGAAGGAGTGACTCATGGGCATGTTCGACTCTCTCAAGAAGATCGCTTCGGTCTCACTCGCTCCGGTGACCGGTGGGCTCTCGCTCGGCGCAGGCGGCGAGGACATGGTCGCGCGCATCCCGCTCGTCGGGGGCTTTCTCGGCGCCGAGACGAACTCGCAGAAGGCGCTCGTCAAAAAGCAGGAGGAGCTCGCCAAGGAGGCGGAGCTTCAGCGCAAGCGCAACGCGCAGGCGCGCATGCAGGCGCTCGGCCAGAGCATGCTCGCCTTCAACCCGCAGAACCAGATGATGGCCCAGATGTTCGGGCCGCAGGCGGCGTTCAGCCCGCAGCAGATGGCGCAGATGGGCGCCGATCCATCCATCGCGGGCGTGCCGTGGGGCCAGGGCACCGATGAGCAGCGCCAGGCGCAGGTGAAGGACAAGCAGCGCCGGCAGATGATCGAGACCCAGATGCAGCCGCTCGGGCCTGGCCCCGCGCCGCTCAAGCTGCCGCCGCCGGCGGCGCCGAGGAGGTACTGATGGCCTACCAGATCGATCCCTCGACGGGCTACCAGGTTTGGGTCCCCGACGCCCCGCAGTCGACCACGACGCGCGGCGCGACGGGCAACACGAACCCGTTCGCCAACGTGTTCCAGAACGCCGGGCAAGCCGTCACCGGCGCATTGAACGCGGCCATGCCTCCACCGACGTCGGTGGGCCCGAAGACGGGCTACTATAACCAGTCCCCGCTCGCCTCCACGCAGATGGGCACGTCGGGCAAGTCCCCGCCTTCCCAGCTCGGCAGCATCGATCGGAACGGGGTCGCAGACGCCGCCTTCGGACCGCGCTCGCAGGGCCCGATCCAGAACCCGGGCAACAACATGACGAACCCGGGCTACGACGAGCAGGCGTTCCTCTACTCGCAGAACCGCTTCCTCAACGACCCGGCGCAGGGGCAGCTGCAGGATCAATACAACAACCTGCAGAAGCCTCAGCAGGGCGAGCAGTTCATGAACCAGAACCTCGGCACCCTGATGGGCCCGGGGCAGGGCGATCAGTATTGGAACCAGGTGCAGGGCCAGTACATGAACCCGATGGCGGGCGAGCAGTTCGCGCGCCAGGCGACGCAGAACTTCGCGTCGCAGGGACCCGCAAGCGCTTTCTACAACAACGCGATGGGGCAGTACGATCAGTTCACGGGCTACTCGGGGCCCGGCAACACGCAGAGCCAATACGGTCAGAGCGCGCAATCTCTCGCCGGCGGCACCCAGGGCGAGCAGGGTCTCGGGCAGCTCGCGGGGCAGTACAACAACATTGGCCAGTACCAGGGCGGCAACCAGGCGATGGGGCAGTACCAGCAGAACGCCGCGAGCGGGCCTCTCGCCGCGCAGCAGTTCTACAACCAGGTCGGCGGCAGCTACGGCACGATGGGGCAGTATAGCGACCCGAACCTCGCCGCCGGGCAGTACGCCCAGACGCAGCAGGCCTTCGGCGACCTGCCCATCGCGAACTTCGATCCGTTCTTCGACCGCGCCATCCAGCTCGGCACGCAGGACTATAACCGCCAGGCGGCGGGGCGCGGCGTCTACGGTTCGAGCGAGGCGCTCAATGGCGTCGGCAACATCGTGACCGACTTGAACGCCCAGCGCGCGCTCAAGGGCTTCGACGCCGAGATGCAGCGCGCGCAGGAGCAGCGCGCTCGCCAGGAGCTGCTCGGTAACCAGGCCCGCATGGGCGACCTGTCGAGCCTCGCCGCCTTCGGAGCGAATCTCTCGGGCCTCGAAACCTACGGCAACCTCGCCAACAACGCGGGCCAGCAGACCCTCGGGCAGCAGACGATGCTCGGCAACCAGGCGCGCGCCGCCGACCAGACGGCGCTCGATGCGTTCAACTCGAACCTGCGCGGCGTCGACACGTTCGCGAACGTCAACAACATGCAGGGCAACCTCGAGCTGAGCCGCAACGAACTGCTCGGCAACATGGCCAACCAAGCCGACAGCCAGGCGCTCGGCGCGCAGGAGGCGAACATCGCCGGGCTCAACGCCTTCGGCAACATCGCGAGCAACGCCGACAGCGCGGAGGCGCGTCGCTACGAGTCGACGACCAACGCCATGAACCAGGCGGATCGGACGGCGCTCGACCGGCTGAACTCGGGCGCCGACGTCGCCTTCCGCGGCGACGAGAACAAGCGCGCCAACTACGACTCGTCGATGCGCACGGCGGAGGCCGCCTCGCGCCTTGGCATGGATCGGACGAAGACGAGCGCCGACATCGCCAACACGATGAGCAACAACGACCTGCAGCGGCTGCAGGGCTTCATGGGCGCGGCGGGCCAGGCCGAGGGCTCTCGGCAGGGGCGCATGCAGCAGACGATGGACCAGGTCAGCAGCTACTCGGCGCAGGTGCAGGGCGCCATCTCGAGCGCGCTCGAGGGCATCGTCTCGGGCAACCAGGCCGACTGGGAAGCGGAGTGGGAAGCGAAGCTTCTGCCCGCGATGCAGC